TGGGAGAAAGGGCGGGCACCCGCTGGACTTCTTGCTAACGCACTACGGGAAATGGGGAGACGTTGAGCGGATGCTTGATGCATACGATGATCTCCTCGCTTCGTATCAAGAGTCTGGGGCGGAGTAACTACGATGGATGTGATGGCGTTGATTCAGCAGGCGCTCGATGCTTCTACCAAGCTGAGAGAGCTTTCCAAGAAAGTTGGCGATGCTGAGTTCAAGATGCTCCTGGCAGACCTGCATTCAGCCTTGGCAGATGCGAAGCTGGAGTCGAACGAACTGAAGATGAGGCTCGCTTCCGCTCAAGAGGAAGTGCTGATGCTCCAGCAGCAGCTCGCACAGCGCGAGCAGAGTAAGCCGACCTACACCGATGAGGGTCTCTACAGCTTTGATGGTGAGGGACGTTTCTGTACCGGCTGTTGGGATGTTCATCAGAGGAAGGTAAGGCTTGCCGCCGTCCCGGAAGACTTCCACTTCGCGGGAAAGTGGCAATGCCCAGCGTGTAACGCCCACTACGGTGGGGAGATGTGAAGAAAGGCGCCTCTGGCGCCTTTCTTGTTTTTGCCGCGTCCAAATTACTCCCCGCGTGTGTGTGGCGATGATGGCTTCGCGTCCCGTTGGAACGATCGGGATATGAACGCCAACGGCCACGGACGGCCATCCACGCGGAGAGCACCATGCCTCAAGTCCCTAAGTCCCACCGCACGCGCGTCCCGCGCATGTCGGTCTTCACCATCATCACCCTGATTCTGCTGCTGGCCCTGGCGATGATTCGCCCGGAGCAGCTCCAGGTCGTCGTCTACAAGGCGGGCCTGGTGACCCTCGGCGCTGTCCTGGGCTACTGGATCGATCGCTCACTGTTCCTGGTTCAGGGGCGACCCCATGAGTGCATTGGCGGCATCCACATCGTCGGAGCCTGGGTACGCCGCGCACTGATCGTGCTGGCGTGCATCCTTGGCCTGACGCTGGGGCTCTGATCATGCGCGTACTCATCATCGGAGCCGGACTGCTCTGCGCCTCGCTGGCCGCCCTGGCGGCTGACCAGGTGCCGCGCGATGCCGACCAGTACCGCCGCACCCTGGTGCGGGCTGCGCACGCCGAATGGGGCCTGGACGCACCTATCGCCACTCTGGCCGGCCAGGTTCACCAGGAGAGTCGCTGGCGCTCCAATGCCCGCTCGCCGGTCGGCGCCCAGGGCCTGGCCCAGTTCATGCCGGCCACGGCCGACTGGATGGCGCAGCTGTACCCAAATTCCCTCGGCCCGGCCCAACCGTTCAATCCGGGCTGGGCCCTGCGGGCCCTGGTCACCTATGACCGTTGGCTCTATGCCCGGAACCAGGCCTCCAGCGACTGCGATCGCTGGGCATTTGTCCTGTCCGCCTACAACGGCGGTCAGGGTTGGGTGAATCGTGACCGCGTGCTGGCCTCGGCAAAGGGCGCCGACAAGCTGGCCTGGTTCGATTCCGTGGAGCGGTTCAATGCGGGCCGCTCCGCCGCCAACTTCCGCGAGAACCGCCACTACCCCCGCGCCATCTTGCTGCGCTGGGAGCCGCTGTACGCCGCCGCTGGCTGGGGCAATGGCATCTGTTCCGAGAGGTACAGCCATGATCCGCAAGACACTGCTGTTGTCCCTGGCGACGCTGCTGGCCGCGCCGGTGGCCTCGACGAAGGCCGCTTCCCTCAACTGGTACAGCGCCGCCGAGCTGTACTGCTCGCACATTCCTCGCGAGCGCCCCGTAGCAGCTCCCCGGCGCAAGCGGCCGGTCCGCAAGTGGAAGCGCTGACATGCTGAGCGTCTCCCTTATCGAGCGGCTGCGCCGCAACCTGTTCGTGCTGCTGGCCTTTGCCTGGATGGTCACGGTGCTTATCGCTTTCTCGACGGGCAAGCACGAAGGCGAAGCCCAGGAGAAGGACCGCTGCGCGGCCGAACTCTCCAAGCTCCGTGAGGAGCACGCGACTTTGGGACGCCAAGCCGCAGAGGATTCGCTGCTACGGTACCGCCAGCAGGTCACCCGGGCCAACCAGTCCGAGCAGTCCCTGCTGAACGCCCAGGACCAGATCGCCGATCTCAAACGCCAACTGTCGGAGCGTATTCCCCATGTCTCGACCAACTTCCGGCCGGCCCGGGGCGCTGTCCCTGTGCCTGCTCCTTTCGTTGTCACTTGCGGGTGGCTGCGGGACTACAACATCGCCCACGGCGCCGATCTGCCCGCCCCAGCTGCCTGCCGAGCTACCACCGGCACTGCAGAAACGGCCTGGCCCGCCCCCGGCTCTGACGCCGAACTACTGGAAAGCGGAGTCAGCGCGGCTGATCTTCTGGCCCATGCCCGCGACTACGGCGCCTGGGCCCTCACCAACCTGGCGCATCTGAATGCGCTGCTCGATCTGCACGACAAGGAATCTCCCTGATGGATCTCGACATGCTCATCCGAGGCGGTCAGTTCGTTTTCACCGTGGTGGTGGGCCTGTTCTCGCTGAGTGCAGCGCGCAAGGCCTCCTCGAAAACAGAGGCCCAGCTCCTGGCCCAGCGGCTCACCAGTCAGGACAACCGCATCCTGGTCCTGGAGCAGCAGGTGATGCACCTGCCCGACAGCCAGCAAATGGCCGAACTGGCCGGTGACATGAAAGCGGTTAAGGCCGAGCTGGCGGGGGTAGCCAGGGAGCTTGCCCCTTTGGCCCGGTCGGTCGATCGAATCAATGACTACCTGCTGAATGTGAGGACCTGATGAGCAAGTACGCTGATTTCCTGAGCCAGGACCGCCGCCTGGTGATTCTGCGCATCCTGGTTGAGATGCCCGGCTACCGGGCCAACAGCTCGGTGCTGCACACCGTGCTCCAGGAGTGGGGCCATGAGCCCACCCGCGACCAGGTGAAAACCGAACTGCGCTGGCTGCAGGAGCAGCAGCTGGTGACGTTGGATGAAGTGGGCGATGGCGCCGTACTCCTGGCCAAGCTCACCGAGCGCGGCGCCGACGTGGCCGCCGGCCGGGCTCGTGTGGATGGCGTCAAGCGACCGGGGGCCTGAGATGGCGCGTAAATCCAGTATCGACAAACTCGAACCGGAGGTGCGCTCTTTCATCGAGCGCACCCTGCGAGAGAACCGGCTGACCCTTGACGAGTTGATCGGGGAGCTACGGCAGCGTTTCCCGGGCAAGGAAAAGCCCAGCCGATCGGCGATCGGCCGCTACAAGGTCAGCTTCGACGAGATGACTCGTCGCCTGCGCGAACAGCAGGCGATGGCCAGCCTTCTGGTAGAGGAGTTGGGAGAGAACCCGGACGAGCGCGCCGGTGCGCTCCTGGTGCAGTCCATCACCACTCTGACCACCCATGCTGCCTTCGCCGCTCAGAACGAGGATGACGTCGATATCGAGGACGTCCGCAAGCTGGCCCGGGCTGCCAAGGACGTCCTGCAGGCGCGCAAGGCCAGCATGGAGGAGCGCCGCCAGATCGAGAAAGAGGCACGCGATAAGCTGCTCCAGGAGCAGGAGCAACGTCTTGAAGAGGCACGCGGCAGCGACGGCATGAGCGAGCAGCTCGAAACGCGCATTCGCGGCATCCTGCTGGGGAAAGCCTGATATGGCCATGCGAGCGACCACTGCCGACCTGGGCAAGGGCCTCACCGCCACCAGTGCTCCTCGGAAGATCGACCTCGCCGAGGAGATGGCGCTCCACGGCGTCGAAGTTCCGCAGGACATGATCGATGCCCAGCCGGCCAATGAGCCGGTTTTCCTTGGATACCAGCAGCGCTGGTTCGAGGACGAGTCGCAGATCATGATGGCGGAGAAGTCCCGCCGCACCGGCCTGACCTGGGCCGAGGCCGGACGCAACGTGATCAACGCGGCCAAGCCGCGCCGCCGAGGTGGCTGCAACACCTTCTACGTCGGCAGCAAGCAGGAGATGGCGCTGGAGTACATCGCCGCCTGCGCGCTGTTCGCTCGTGCCTTCAACGAACTGGCCGAGGCGGACATTTACGAACAGACCTTCTGGGACGATGGCAAAAAGGAAGAGATCCTCACCTATATGATCCGCTTCCCGAAGTCGGGGCGGAAAATCCAGGCACTCAGCAGCCGGCCTAGCAACCTGCGCGGCCTGCAGGGCGACGTGGTAATCGACGAAGCGGCCTTCCACGAGTCCCTGGAGGAGTTGTTGAAGGCCGCCCTGGCCCTGACCATGTGGGGCAACAAGGTCCGCCTGATTAGTACCCACAACGGCGTGGACAACCCCTTCAACCAGTACATCCAGGACGCCCGGGAAGGCCGAAAGGACTACAGCATCCACCGCATCACCCTGGACGATGCGATCGCCGAGGGCCTGTACAAGCGGATCTGCTACGTCACCGGACAGGAATGGTCGCCGGAGGCCGAGAAGAAGTGGCGCGACGGCTTGTACAAGAACGCCCCCAATGTCGAGTCGGCCGACGAGGAGTACGGCTGCGTACCGAAGAAGTCCGGTGGCACTTACCTCACCCGCGTGCTGATCGAGCAGGCGATGGTGGCCGACCACTCCATTCGCATCTATCGCTTCGAGGCACCGGACGGTTTCGAGAGTTGGACGCCCGAGCTGCGCGAAGCCGAGGTGCAGGCCTGGTGCGAGGAGAACCTGCTGCCCGAGCTGGCTCGCCTCAGCGATCGCAACCGCCACACCTTCGGCGAGGA